CGCTGTTGCCCGGCGCATTCGGATCGGTGCCGGGACGCTGATTCAGGCCGCCCGGCGGCTCGCCGGTCTGCTGCGTGACGCGGGTGTCGTCAACTTGCGTGGTGCGGGTCGGCCCGCCGGGGATCGGAATGCCGGTGCGCTTATCGACCGTGTTGTAGCCGCTGGCCTGCCGGGCGTTCCTTTCCGCCAGTCGATAATCCTGCACGCGCGGGTTCATGATCGGCATCGGGTCGGCCGGAACGACAATGGCGCGCAATTGCTGCTGGGGGTCGTCGAGGCAGGCGTGGCAGACCAGCAGGCGCTTGTTGATCAGCGCCGCGCCTGCCCAGTCCATCTGCCATTGGAGATCGACGTGGTTGAAGACGCCGCCGCAGCGGTCGCATACGGCTGCGGCCTGCGGGCTCTTGGAACTGATCTTGGCTCTGCCGAGCTTTGACGCATAGCCCACGGCTCGATCCTCACCTGTAATAGCCGCCGAGTTGCGGCGCGATGTATTGCTGCGCGGTTTCGACGTTGTTGGCGGCTGCGGCGTCATAGGCCGCCTTGGCTGCGCCGGACAGGAAGGCGAGGCGCTCCGGCGCCCACGACATCGCCAGCTTCTCGGCAAGGCCGACAGCAAAGGCGTTGAGCCAGACATTGGGGATCGCCGGGGTCTGGGCGTTGTCAAAATCGGCGTCCTGCGCCTGCCGCAGCACATAGGACACCATGGTCGGCTGCTCGCCGTTGGGGACCGGCCACAGGCTCACGGTGGGCGCAAGCTGGCGGTTCATCCAGAAGACGGTGGGGAAGCCCTGCTGCTCCTTGTTGGGATAGCTGGCATATTCTGTGCGGCCGACCGGCAAGATGATGCGGTCGATCAGAGCTTCGGGCGCGCCAGTCGTCACGTAGGTGTCCAGCATGACGACGATGTCGGGATCGAGGTTGTAGGTGGATTGGCCCTCGACGAGGTCGATCTCGATCTTGTCCACTTGCCAGAGATTGATGCCCTTGAGGCTCCAGTCGGCCAGCAACAGGTTCGACGCCATGTGGGCGTCCTGCATGTGCTCTTGGAGGATCTGGGTGCGCCTGACGCCGCAGAGGCCGTAGGAATAGAGGACGATGTCGCCTAGGCCGGGCGCGTAGCTATATGTTCCACTGTTTCCGCCGAGGGGCATCGTGCGCTCCTTTTGGTTCCGTTTTCATAGTAACGGATTTTTCCGCAGGAACCAGAACGAGGCTTCCAAACCCTATGCTGTTGCCCAATCCCTTGAAGCTCGCGAGGCCGGGCGACGAGGCCAGCTTGTGCTTACCGTTCGAGAGCCCTTGGTTCGCCATCAGTAGTTTCCGCTGTCTGGCTGGATGAAGGTCGCGGTGACCGTGCCGGTGCCGCTGTTGAGCAGCACGCGCGCGAAGGTCGGCGTGTAGGCATAATTGCCTTGTAGCGATGTTGTCGCGCCGACCAGCGTGGCGTCGGGATGCGCCACCCACGTCACGTTCGCCGGGAGGACTGGATCAGTCGGGCTGTTGGGGTCGTCGAGGGTCTGCTGCACCGTGTAATTGACGGTGCCGTTGGCGGTCACCTGAAGGGCGACGCCAGCCATGTTCCAAGTGTCGAAGCGCACCCAGCCGGACGATGTGATCGCCGGGCTGGAGTTGGTGCCGACCGTCAGGCCCGCGACGCTCGCGGCTGAACTGGTGATCGAAGTGACCGTCTTGTAATTCTTGGTGGTGACGACCGTGGCGATGTTGCCGCCGACCACGGCCTCGCTCTGCGGCGCGCCAAAGGCGTCAGTGCCGGTGATCGTGAAGGTGGTGTTGGAATTGTTGCCGGTGGAGGCGAAGGCGATCTGGCGGGCCTGATCGAGCACGGCGACGCCATTGACCACCTTGGAGCCTGTCAGAGGCACGACACCAAGCGGCGGAGCCGTCGATAGGACGATGCCATTGGCGACGGCTGCGGCGAGCGGCGCGGCGGTGACGACAATCGGACGGCCCATGGCGTGCTCCCAAATAAGGTTCAGGGGCCACTTCGGCCCCTGTTTTCAGACCGGACTGCTTAGTCCATCGTGGTCTTTTGCAGCTTCCTGCCCGGCGCCGCAGTCCCGGCTCGCGCCGAGGTGAACGGGTTCGACTCGCATCCGCCGCCGCTGGCTCTCGCCGCCCGGCCGCCATGCTTGCGCGCTGTCGCGCCAACCGGGCCTCCGACCTGTTTCTTCTTGCCCTTCTTGGCGCTCATGGCGTCGGCTTCGCCGTGGATCTCGCTCTCCTTCTCGGAGTGAGACATTTCCTTGTTTTTCATGTCTTTCTTCTCGACCTCGTCGCCCTTGGTCGGGCCGCCGAATTTGCGTGCAGTTGTTTTCATGTCAGGCGCCCCTTAGCTCGATGACGTGGTCTGGACATAGTGGACGGACACCAGCGCTGAACCAGCGGTGCCAGCGCCAACGGAAGTGACGCGAATATTGATCGGCCCAGTGACCGGCGCAGCCACGCCAAGCGCTGTGTATCCGCGCTGGGCGGCAATCTGCGCAGCGTTCTGAACCATCGCCGGGAACGGAGCCGCCGCTTTCAGGTCGGTGACGGTGGCATATTCCGAGCCACCGACTGTCTTTCCAAGAAGCATCGTGGCGGAAGTGGCGTTGTTCCAAGCCGTGAACGTCGCAACTTCGAAGCCCATGATCACCGAGCCAGCCGGGATGTTGAGCACGTAGTCCTGATTGCCGGGTCCGGGGTTCAGGATGATGATATCCTGATAGGACTCGATGAAGCCTTGATTTGGACCGCCTACCTGACCTTGGGAAAGGTCGCCCGTGATAACCGGCCCCGTGAAGTGTGTCGCACCCATGTGCTGTCTCCTGAGCCAGTATTACGAGGTCGGGAAGTTGCCGTAGATAGATCTCCAGTTGTAATAACCGAAGCTATAACGCTCATATCCCTTGACCAGCAAGTTGTCTGTAACGAAATCGACTTGCATATCCGTTTCGAACTTAATTCTCTCCATGAATGACAGGCCGTCAATATTGGTGAGAAGGAACCAAGCGAACATCGAGGTCAAGAAATCATTGACCAAATAGCCTTCGGGGAGCCCTCCGGCCGTGGTCAAAATTGCGTTGACATCATTATCTGCTGTGCCGGGCCGAAGCTCCGTCTTGGTGAGGCGGATTGCGACCGGCTCCAACTGGGGCGGCACGATCAGCTTCTTGGCGCGCGCGAACACCTTCAATCCGGCCTGATCGCGGAAGTTGGTGCGGACGGCGATCATGCTGTTGAGCAATGTCGCCTCGTTGATATCGACCTGAACGGCGGGCATGTTGCCGACCGTATTGCCGTCGATGGGGTGGGACGGGTCGCAGAGCGCCTTGCCGTCGCCGCCGATGTTGGCGTTGTAGGTCGTCGCTGTGTTCAGGATGTTGGCGCCGTAGATTTCCTTGGTCTGCTGGAAGGATTCGATCAGGCCGAGGTTCGACGGGTGGAATTGGGTCTTGTAGAGGTTGTCGTCGATGGCCTTGCGGGTGATCGCATAGCCGAGGCCGATTTCGGTGTGCTCCTGATTGTAGACGTAGCGCTCGCCAGCGCCGTTGTCGAACGAGGTCTGGCCGCCCTCAGTCTTCAACTGGGCGAGGCCGAGGTAGCGCATCTCGGCCGTGCGCTCCAGCGCCAGCTTCGAATTGTGCTTGGTGAAGATCTTGTCGTATTGCGACGGGATCATCTCGTATTTGCCTTCAATCCCGCGCAGGCCGGGGAGGAGAAGGTCTTTGATGGCGGACAGATTGACGGCCATTTTGGTTCACTCCTGAAAAAGGTTCCTTTAGGCGCTCGCGCGCCCTTGACCGTGATTACACGCCCGTGAAATTTCTGCTCTGGACGGCGCTGAAGGCGACGGTGACCCAGTCATAGGGCTGGCCGTTCGCCAGCGTCCCCGGCGCGCTGGGCGGGAAATTAACAACGCCAGTGACGCGGAATTGCATATTGGCGACATTGCCGTTGGCGATGACCAGATAAGCTCCAGACAGGCCGTTGGCCGCGTTGCCGGTGCCGATGTTGAAGCCGTAGGTGGCGTTGATGTCGGCAAGGGTCGCGCCGGTCGAATCGGTCTGGACGATGAACTGGGCGTTGGGGTCGTTGACGACATAGGCTTCGATGGAGCCCGCGACCGGGTCGCCGCCGCCGGGATAGTAGTTCGACCAGACGGTGCGTTTCTGCGAGGTGGAAAGGTATTTGCAGCCCTGAAAGATGCCGCTGACCAGATTGGTGGTGAGGTTGGGCGTCGCGCCGGAGGTGATCGCCTGAGCGACCGAGCCATCGGCCAACGGCGTGACAGGGTCGCCGTAATAGATCGCGCCTGCGCCAGCCGTGATGAAAGCGGTGATTTGCTCGTAGGTCGGGGCGGAGCCAAGACCGGCGGACTGACGGAATCCGAATGGAGCATTAATGTTCGCCATGATGCGAACTCCTTTGCAGGAGGCCCATCATCGCGCGCCGGGGCGATTCAGAAACCGGGGGAATTTATCCGCCTCCGCCGGGGAGGCTCTGGCCGGATAATAGTCTCGTTTTTGCGAAAGTAAACAGGGGCCAGTCAGACCCCTGATAACAGTGGGAAGATATTTCCCACTTACTCCGGAATAGGCATCGCTTCGAAGCTCTTCCTGAGTTTTGTCAGCGGCTCATCCTTGTTCGACCGCTCGAACTGACCGGCCGGAGCGGCGGAAAGCTGCTCCTCCTTGTTGCGCACCTGAAGTTTGGCGCGGCGCGCCTCGATGGCGCGAGCCTCGTCGATAAGCTCCTGCGGGCGCTCCATCAGGATCATGCCCTTGCGGGTCACGTAAACGTCCTTGGAGCCGCGCGGCATCAGTTCCGGGTGTCTGGAGGCCGGAACCGGCTCCCAGCCCTTGCGGGCCAGCGCCACGGCATATGCGGGCTCCTCCTTGCCCATGACGAACTGGGTCTTCCATTCGTAGCCCCAGCCTTCCGGAATGACGGCGGGATCGATGAAGAATTCGTCGATGCCTTCGTCCATCGAGACGATGTGCTCGCGCACCTGTTTGGCGCGGGTCTTGGCTCTCTCGACCGAGGACGCCTTGGCCTCGCGCATCGGCGGACGCGGCGCGGCGCTGTCTCGCGCGGCGATTTCCTCGAGATTCCTGTCGGTGTAGTTCTGCAAGGGCTCCTCTTCCGGGTCTGGCTTGGAGAAGATGCTCTGATGCGGTCGTTTCATGCTGGTCAATGCAGCCTCCCCTCTTTCTTGAGCGCCTGCTTGTTGCGGGCATATTCCTCGTAGGTCTGGCCGGAATTTTCAGCGATTTCGCGCTCTTCCGGCGACAGTTGGGCCGTGCGCCCGTTGCCGGAGGTGCGGCCGACAGGCGCGGCGGGAGGCGGAGCGCGCCGGGCGGCCTGAGCGGTCGGATCTTCATATTCCTCGTCGTCTTGGACCGGCGCTTTGTGCTTTTTGAACAGCAAGCCCTCGACGGTGCGGAAATATTCGTCGGAATCCAGTTCGATGTCGTCGGCGACCGCGATATTGTGCGCCGCGACCATCTTCTGGAACAGTTTTTGGTCGGTGACGCACTCCGGATGCCGCCGAATCCACGAGGCGGCGCGCGGCGTCAGTTGCGCGGCAAAAGATTCGACCGGATCGGACTGAATCATGCGAGGCGGAGCCGGTTTCGGCTGCTGCTTCATCGATTCGAGGCCGTTTTCCAGTTGAAGCAGCCGCGCGGCGTTGTTCGAGATCTCGATTTGGATCTCGGCCTGCGCATCGGTGTCGTCGGCGGCGATGGCGGCCTTGAAAGCCTCCTTCAGGTTGCCCTGCATCTCCTTGACGCGCTCTAGGGCGCCGATGACGACGTTCATCTGGCTGTCGCCTGCCTCGCTTCGCGCCTGATAGGCCTGCTGGGAGGCTTCATTGGCGCGCTGTTCAGCCGAAACGCGCGCGGCGCGCTCCTGATCGAGTTGCGCGCGCAATTCGGCGAGCGGATCTGGCTCGTCGTGCGGCGGTTCCTCGACCTTCGGCGGATTTTTGATGGCCGAGTCGTCGATCTCAAGCTCTTCTTCGGGGTTTTTGGGCGCTTCGCCCTTCGGTTTTGTCATCACCACACCTGATCGGGGGAGGAAATGCGGCCTCTGACCGACGTGTCGGACAAGACGCGGCACAGGACGCCGTTGACAGTGATCGCCCAGCCATCGGTCGGGCGCATGATGATCCAGTCGCCGACGCCGATGTTGTTTGCGAAGGTCCAGTTTGCGTCATTGACGAAGGCCTGCGGGCCTTGCTTGACGATCAGGCCGACCTTGCCCTGATATCTGTCCTCGCCGAGCGTCTGCTGGGTGAGGAAGATGCCGGACTTGGTCTTCTCCGGCCGAATGTAGATCGCCGCCAGCACCTGATTGGCGAAAATCTCGACGCCTTCGATGTTTCCTAGGGCTGCTGCGATCTCTTCGCGGGGGTTTATGTCGAACGCCATTTCGGCAAATGCCATATCGCTCTCCTGTCAAGAGCGAAATAACTTCTCACTAATTGATTTTTATAGCAAGCGGACTGTCAGAGCCCTTATACGCCGCGCTCGCGCTCGCTGGCCTTTGTCTCGGCGTCGTCGAGCATGTCTATCGCCTCATGCAGGCCTCTGATCATGCCGACCATTTCGCGATAGGCCTCGAAACTCTTGATCGACGCGCCATAGGCGAGGTTGTTTTTCTCAACCTCAATGCGCTCGATCAGCAGTTTTCTCATTTCCTGAGCCAGCACATTCTTGGTCGTCAACATTGGGTGGATCTCCGTCGCCGGTCCATTCCATCAGGATGCGAAAATGGCCGTAGATCGGCCCCATATCGCCATTTGCGACCCATCCCAACGCCTCGTGCTGCTCTTTTTCGGCATGCTTGACGTATTTCACCCATGAAATCATGGCGAATGCTCTTGATCATAGCTTGGGCGTGAGGTATGTCACTGTTCAGGAGGCCGTGACGACTGAGGCCGACGAGAGGAAGGCCGCCCACGCCGGATGTACGCGGGGCGGCCTTTTTCGTTGTTTTTAGACCGGGGTCGGCTCCGTTCCCCAGTCGGGCTTCACCTCGAACACCCACGCAAAGCCGGTCTTG